TTCTTGATTGGATTGTACTTTATTTTGTTTTTGTTTGCTCTTAGGAGTTGGGTCAATCAACTCTTTAATAGCAGATTTACGGTCAGCTTGAGCTTTGCGGTAAGCTTCTAAACGCTGTTTTTCTAACTTAGCTATCTTTTTATCTAATGCCCTAGCTCGCTTAATTTCATCAGCAGTAAAACCATCATGCGTGTCAGCAGGGGTTGCAACAGTACCTTGTAGGTTAGCTGTATCGTTATCGTCTGTAGCAGAAATTGTGCCTGTGGCTGGTGCATAGCCTACAGAACCTGTAATGCTTGCAATATCGTTTGTATCTGTAGCTGTAATGCTACCGCTATCAACAGCATATCCTACTGTACCTAATAATGAGGCAGTATCGTTAGTATCGGTAACACTAATTGTTCCTGTAATAGCAGGAAGTTGTATATCCGATATAGGATTGGTTGAAAACGGTCTAAAGCCTAACATTAACTACTCCAAGTATCCGTAGGTACTACTGGAAATTTAGCTGGTGTTATTGGCGGATTTACGCCTATTGCTCTTACTACACTACGATACGATAAAAACTCGGTTTGGTTGGTTAAGTAAGGGCTTGATACTGCTGGGTCAGCAACACTAGGAATAGCAGTCCAATCAGTAGCAGATAGCAAAGATTGTGCTTGTGCTGAATTATTAGCTTGAACTTGTGCATCATGAACGGCTTGTTCTTCTGGTGTAAAATTAGAAATAGTCCATTCCACAGTCCAAACACCATCAACTAAAACTGGATTTGTATTTTGAATACAGTTTTGATGATTTGTGTCATAAGTAGGTTGTGATGCAATAATGACTTCAGCTAAAGTATCGCCAGTAGTAATAGCAGTTTCGGTTTGTGGAAACCAATAAGCTACATCTTGATTGCTACCATAGTTAGTATATGGATTTTGCTCTTGCAGTTGAGTAAATCCATAGGGATATAGAACTAAAGTTGTTTCGTGTACTTGTGCGTATAGCATAATTTTTCCTTATCCAACAATGCTTGCATTTGGAGTTTGTGATAATGAAGCCCATCCAGTTGTTACTGAACCTGAAGATGTAATTTTAATAATTGTATTGGAACTATTGTTGGTCACATAAATGTTACCTGTTTTATCTATAGAAAGACTTGTAACATAACCACTATAAAAACCTGATGCCCAAGGTGAAGTTATGCTTCCTGATGGTGAAATTTTAGCGATTGAGTTATTTGAACTATCTAAACAATAAATATTGTTGCTTGAATCAATAACAAAAGCTCCAGAAGAAAGTAAATTTGTGCCACCATATCCAATAGTAGCCCATGCTGCGGTAATAGAGCCAGCAGAAGTAACTTTAGATATTTGAAGGCCAGCAAAACTTTGTGTGCCAACAAATAAATTACCGCTTGAATCTATAACCATACCTTGATATACAGTATCAGTACCAAATGTAGCTAATGTGCTACGAGAACCTGCCGAGGTAATTTTAGTAATTATTGAATTTGAACCACCACCAGGAATACCAACATCAGCAGTATATATGTTACCACTTGAATCTATACAAATAGCTACTGGATTAGTACCAGTAGAACCAAAAGTATTTGTTACTGTACCATTAGAATAAATTTTTGAAACCGTACTTAACCCGTAATTACAAGTATATAAATTATTACTAGAATCTATAACCAATCCAAGACAAGTAGCACCGCCAGTTAAGGTAGCAAATGTGTTGTTTACAACTCCAGCGGAAGTGATTTTATAAATTATATTATTATTATTTGCTCCAAATATATTTCCATTTGAATCTATGCACAATGCTTGAGTAAATGTACTACTAGATAAAGTACCAAATGGGTCTGTTACAGTTCCAGTTAAACTTATTTTTGCTACAGCACCGCTTGTACCAGATACATTTTCTCCAACAAATAAATTTTGCACTTTAACTATTGGAGTAGCTCCAAACCCAAATCCTTGAGCCGACATTGCTCCTCTTGTGATGATTGTTGGCATATTACTTAAATTGAGTTAATGAAGCTAAAACAGTAAATGCTGCAGAACCTGTTTTAATAATGGTGTATGTATATACATCAACACTAGAAGCATTGCCAGCAGTAGGTGCAGAACCGCCTTGCCATTTAGGGGTAACAGCCGAGCCATCTACTTGCACAGCAGAGTTGTAATAAGCTGTAGCTCCTTGCGTTACCATGAAAACCACAGTCAAAGTTTGACCTGTACTCATAGCGGTGTTTAATGTCGTTCCGCTAGAAAATGTAAGGTTTACAGTCCAGTTAGCTGAGGCTGCTGTAGTGTAGTAAAGAACGGATTGAGTAGATGGGTAATAAGCAATCGTTCCTGTTGCTGCGGTTGCTGATACTGTAGTTGTTTCTGCGGCATTGGTTAAAACAGCAGCTAATGCTGATGTAGTTCCAGCCATTGTTACTTTACCGTTTAGCGCAGTAGTAGAAGTGCCTGATGCAGAACCAATAGTAATTGTAGTTGTTGAGCCAGTTGCACCGTTATTACCAACAGCAATCGTATTGGTATTTCCAGTAGCTGTTACGCCATTGGCTAAGTTAGTAGTCTGCGATGCTGTAGAAGAGCCAAATGTTAATGCTCCTGTACCAGCAGTACCACCAATGGTTATAGTGCCTGAAGTTTGGCTAGTTGCAGCAATGTTTGTAGTTGTTCCGCTAAGGGTTACTGTAGAGTTAGCTGAAAAAGTAGTAAATGCGCCTGTATTAGCTGTTGTTGCCCCAACAGTACCATTGATATTAATACTTGCAGTTCCACTAGCATTAGTTAAAACAATAGCTGAAGGAGTGCCTAGAGCTGGTGTTACTAATGTAGGACTTGTTGCTAAAACTACACTTCCAGTACCTGTAGAGCTTGTTAAAGTTGGTGCTTGTGCAACAGTTCCAGTACCTGTAGAAGTTAAAAATTGAGGAGTTGTAGTTGTGTTGCCAGTTACAAATAATGTAGTTGCTGCAGCGCTTTGATAAGGTAAATAACCAACTGCACCACCTGCTAAGTTTGTTGCTGATGTTGCGCTTGTGGCTGTGCCAGCAGTAGCTGCATTTAAGTTAGCCACTTGGGTAGTTGAGGCTACTGTAAAAGGAGCTGTTCCTGTGGCTAAAGTTGATGTAATTACACCAGTTGCAGAAACGGTGGTAAATGCGCCAGTATTTGCTGTAGTAGCACCTACAGTACCATTTATATTAATGGAAGCTGTGCCAGTTAAATTGGTTACTGTTCCGCTAGACGGAGTACCCAAAACACCACCATTGACTACAAATGCTCCAGCAGTACCAGTATTAACTCCTAATGCTGTTACAACGCCTGTACCTGTAGTAGTTGTAGCAGGAGCAACTCCAGCACCTCCACCAAGAACTATTGCATTAGCAGCAAGTGCGGCAGAAGTTGCCCAAGCAGTTCCGCTTGAAAAGTAAGGAATACCACCTGATGTTCCTGCTACTGTTAAAGCTAAAGTTCCTGATGTAGTAATTGGTGAGCCAGATACTGAAATTAAACCACCTGTAAATGTTTGACCTACAGAAGTTACTGTTCCTAAACCTCCAGTAATTGAAGCCCAAGTACCATCACCTCTTAAATAAGTAGTTAAAGATGGTGTTCCTGTAACAATTCCTACTGCAGTTGCAGAGCTTAAAAGGTTATTAGCTGAAGCAGTTGCACCAGCAGGTAAGGTAACAGCAGTATTAGCAGTAGCTGTAAATGATTGAGTAAATGCACCTGCATGGGTTAAATTGCCAGCAACAGTAATAGTATTAGAACCATTGTTTACTCCTGTACCACCATAAGTAGCGCCAATTAAACCTAAATCACCTGAACCTAACAATGTAGTTCCGCTAACGGTTTTAATATTTGTGCCACTAACTAATGTGGCTTGTTTACCATTAAAAGTTGTCCAATCAGTAGAACTTAAAACACCACGATTAGCTGCTGAAGCAGTTGGCACATTTAAAGTAATTACAGGAGTAGTAGTTCCAGTAGCTACACTAGAACTTAAATCTGTACCTGTAGTACCTAAAGTTAAAGCAGCTACAGAAGTTACAGTACCTGAACCTTTATTGTTAAAAGTAGTCCAATCGGTGCTGGTTAAATAGCCGTTTACTGATGTTGTAGCGGCAGGCATACTAATAGCAGGAGTATTACCACCGCTACTGACTACTGGTGCTGTGCCTGTAACACTAGTAACTGTGCCTGTAGTAGGCGTAGTCCATGTAGGTGCGCCTGTGCCTTGACTTGTCAATACTTGACCACTTGTGCCGACTGCACTTAAAGCTAAAGCAGAGGCTGTTGAATATGTTACAGAACCAGCAGAAGCAGTTAAACTTGCGTTTGTGCCACCACGATTTAATGCAATATTATTACCATTCCAAGTTGCTGAAGTAATAGAACCTGAGTAATCTAAAGTGTTAGTAGACCAAGAAACATTTGAAGGACTTTGGTCATGCCTATCCCAAGAACCAGCAGAAGTTGCATTAGACAATAATGTAACGCTGACATAACCGCCAGAAGGAATAGAAGCAATTAAAGTATTAGAATTATTATTAACTGTAATTGCACCGCTAGACTGATTGTTATTAAATGTATATCCCGTTCCATTAACAAGCGTAGTGGCATCAGGCAATTTAATTGTTTGACCGCCTGAACCTGTAATTAAATAATTTAATGGTGAAGAAACCGTTAAGGTTGTTGTGCCACCTGTTGCGGCAATAGTTTGTAATGTATTTAAAAAAGCATTGGCATTTACATTGCCATTGACATCTAAATAAGAAGCTTTAGCAGCAGGGTAATCGCCAAACACATACAAAGTGCCTGTAAAATTAACCAATGAGCCAGCATTACTGGATGAAAGTACAGTATCACGGCTTAATGTGCCAGCGCCTACAGTTCCAATACCTACTTCCCAAAGCGAACCACCAGCATTGTAAATAGCGTAATAGGTTGTGTTTCCGTTGCCGATTGCGGAAGAGAAAGTTTGAAATTGAGTAACAGCGCCAGCAAAGGTTAGTGTCCCAGTACCTGTCGTTGTACTTGTTTCTTGTACTCGGTCTTTAAGAACAAGTGCCATGATTTACCTTAACTGTTAGCTCTGATGATTGTGCCTGCGGTGATGCTGACTACTTGACTTGATGAGATAGTCGTAGTATTGAGGTTTAAGTCTGCGCCTGATAAGCCTACTGAACCATCCATTACTACAGTCGTTCCGTCTGACTTAACAATACGAAAGAAAGTTGCTGTGCTTGATGCTACAGCAGTACCGTTAGTTACAGAGCCAAGAGTGATTGTACCGTTAGAATCTGTACCAAAAACACCTGAGATAGTTAGACTGACTAGCAAAGTCTGAGTAGAAATAGCAGTATTTGCATTAGCAGGCTGTGTTCCGTCATACAGACGAATAATTGAACCAGAGCCAGCATAGGTGATTAGACCTGTTTGCTGGGCATCTCTAGTGCCATTAGAGTATTTAAGATTAGATGCCATTATTGAACTCCAATGATTTTACCGTTTTCGTCACGGATAACTTGTTTCGGTTGAGAAAGCTTTTGCATCAATGCTGCAACCATTTGAGTCAGTTGAGCATTAGTGGTTTGCATATTTTCCATTGCTGGTTGTAGCGGATGATTTGCCATTTGTGAGAATCCCATAGTATCTTGAATAATCTTAGCCTGTTCTACAGACTCCATGTAAGCCATTGAACCATCAGTTAAGCCTGCGTTAATACGAGCTGTTTCTAGTTTAGTACCATTGTCAAGGTAAGCCAAAAGGATAGCTTTGTTATTTTCATACTCAAGCTTCATTTTTTCAAGTTCAGCCTGCATTTGAATTTCTTTTGTATTGCGTTGTTCTTCCAGGCTAAATTTAAGCTGGTTCTCTTGTGCTTGGTATTCTTGTTTAGCTTTTTCCAACTCATTTTGAGCTTGGAATTTTTGCACATCCAACTGAGTCTGAGCTTGTTGTTTTTGCTGGTCTGCTTGAATCTGCATCTGAAGCTTCTGAATCTCTGGTGGAGGTGGCTTAGGCTGACCTTTAGCTTGGGCTGCTGCTTCACGAATTTGGTCGGCAGTTTCGTCAATAACACCTTCTAATTGCTTGCCAGCTCTAAATGCAGTAACAGAGAACTTGAGCATTTCCATTAGCATTGGGGCCATCTGAGGCGATGCACTAGCCATTGGTAATGCTTGTTGCATAAATCCACCGACTGCTTGCAAGAAAGCCATACGATTTTGCTTTTCAGCTTCCTCGTCTTGGAAAATCATCGAGTCAGAAGTCACTTCAATACGGAAATTAGCCGATGCCTCATTTCTGAGCAACTCCATCGCTTGCGGAATCATTTGTTGGTCTTGCGGACTAAGTTGCTGTGAACCTGAAATCTTTAAGATAGTGTCATCTGTAAAGTGCTGGCAAATGATTTGAGCCTTGATTTGTAACAGTTTTGTAGCAAAGTCTACGACATTGTGCTGCATAGTCTTTAAGCGACCTGCTGCGTTGTTACTCTTAATAATCTGAGCGCCTAGCGTTTCATTAGGGTCTGTCTGACCACGCTGAATATCGGCAATACCCATAATCTCGTAGATTTGACCCTTGACTTGTTCCATTGCTTGATACGAGTTTTGCAAAGCGCTGGCAAAAGGAGCAATGTCTACAAGGTCAATAGCGCCACGCATACCTTGTTTCTCAGCAAAGGCAGCCCAGTTCTTAACTGGAATCATGGTGTTGTTTTCGCCTTCGGAGAACAAGCGAGATAGTTCAGAAGCAGAGGCATCGTAAACACCACGCACACGCAGAGCGTTAATTAGTTCTTCAATGCGATTTGACAAAGTGTCTAATTGACGAGCCTGGTCTTGATACATTGTGTAATCAGGAATAGGCTCTAAGCTCTCATTGGTCAGCGTAGAGAACAAAGGCTTTGGACAAGGCCAGAATCCTTCTAACTCTAATGGGTCATCACGCTCATCAAGAATCTTGCCTAATGACTTAGAAATCCACAATACTTTGCCTGTTTCTTTATCCCAGACTTCATAGACTAGCGCTTGTGACTGTTCATCAATAAAGCCTTCGTTTCTTTTGTTGTCATCTGGGCGAGTGTCTAGCGGTATTTGATAGCCTAAATCCTCACCAAAACGCTCTACAAGCGCATCACGATTCATAAATACTCTACGCCATACTGCGGTGACTTCTTCCCATGTTCTGCCTGTTGTGTGTCCGAAATCACGCCAATGTACATAGTCTACAGGGCAGCACTCATACTCAATACGCTCTGGGTTTTCAATCTCCATTGCGCTTTGGGTTTTATCTTCGTCAGTATCTTCGGTGATTTGATAGCCATCGTCAGGCTCATCTTCGGTCTTATCACCTTCAATGTGTGGCTCATAGCGAACCCATGCAGTACCTCTACCACCAAGTAAGCGGTCTAGAACTGCTTGTTGCATAGCAGCTTTGTAGTCACCATAATGCTCTAATTCAAACTCTAATGCTCGCTCTAGGAGCATAGATGCAACCCTGCCTATAGGGTCATTATCACGAAACCGCCTTGAAACGTCTGGTCTTGGGAGTCTAGCAAAGATTGCAGGCTGGATGGTCTGGACATTAGACCAAAGGATATTAAAACGAGAATTAGGGTTGGATTGATAGCGACTATCGTCTTTATACTTTCTTATGATACGGTCAGTACGAGCTTCCCATTTTTTAAAGGTACGCTCATAGTTAATGATACATTTGTACCATTTCTCGTATGTGTGTTTCTCTGCCATCAAATTCTCCCTGTGGACTGTTTGGGTATTTGTTTCCACATTTCATTAAGTGTTACATCTGTCTGACCTACAAATAAGCCTTTAATTGGCTCATCTTTAGTAATAATTTTCTCTTCTTCTTTCCAAGCTATAGACAACATTCGCCACGCATCCGCACCGTGACTTGTCCAGTCATGCCTTGGCTTATCCCTAAATACTTTCTTGTCTTCATCGTATTCACGCTGATACTGCCTTAAACATTCGATACCGTTTTCACACTTTAAATCAAACCAGCTACGCATCAATGCAAGCCTGCTTGCTTGTATTCCATCTTGAAGCGATAAACTTGGGACAATTCGCATTGTTTCTAATGGAATTTTAACACTTAATTGTTCTATTATGCTTTTGCCACCAGAAGCTAAAGTTTTAGCTCTTGCATCGTGTGGCAGCCAATGGGTTTTATAGTTGTATCCGTACTCATTAGCCTTAGACTGAATCAGTCCTGTATAGAATGGTATTGGTTGTCCGTTAGATGAATGGTAATCTAGCACCCTAATTTCTCCATGCACTACTTGAAACCACCATATAGAAGTGTCGTCTGAGTAACCTAAGTCCCAAGCTGTAAACACAGGGAATATAGGGTCATGTTCTACATTCATAATCCGATTCAAATCAGTAAGTTGTCGCATCTCTTTACCGTAATAAGCCCCAAGAATGGCACTTTCAAAGTCACATTCAAACTCTTGCAAGTATTGGTCTTGGGTCATTGTCTTTGCAGCGTCTTCCAGTTCCGCCTTATCTAATATCCCTGTGGCGCTAGCTCTTAAGACTTTGACATACCAATCGTCATTCTTTTCTGCGGTCTGGTATATCTCCCAAAAGGCATTATGGCCTTTAGGAGTGCCGATAAAGGTAGCTGAACCTTTCCTATCTGTCAGTAATGGTCTAACGACTGCGCCCCAGATAGACGGTTTCATGTCGGCATATTCGTCTAGGACGACAGAGTCCAAGAAGATTCCACGCAAGCCATCAGGAGAATCAGCACCATAGAGTCTTATCCTTGCCCCATTAATTAGTTCTACCCATAATTCCGATTGATTGGCTTTCTTTAATACAGGCTGAGAGAAGCGGACTAGGTAGTCCCATGCGATGTTCTTAGCTTGGGAGTAATAAGGAGCTATATAGGCGTATCTGCCATCTTGCTTATCATCCATTAAGGCTTTATAAATTAGGTCATTGATGCATAGAACCGTCTTACCGCATCGCCTATGGGCTACTATGACACTCCAGCGCTCTTTCCTTTCGTGGAAGTCTTCAAAGACCTTGCGAGGACAATAGTCCATCTCTACATTTAAAACTACTTCTTCGCTCACTCTGGGCGCTTCCAGCTTATAACCATTCTTTGTGGTGCTGCTTCATCTCCTACGCTTTCAACCCTTGCCAGCTTGGGTAAGTGGTACTCCATTACTGCTTGAAGCATTAAGAAAGCCTTTTCAGGGTTTGGAGGCACTATCCAGACTATGTCGCCATTCTTGTCATAGCGAATACACCCTTCTTTATCAGTCTTTGGTATCCCTGCTGCTACCTCTTCGAGCCAATGCTGCATCCTGGGTGAGTTCTTATCTACAAACTTAGCGATGGCCTCCTTAGCTATAGCTGTATGTTTATTAACAGCACCAACAGGGCGACCCTTACCAGCGTTAGGAGGCATACGCTTGGGCTTAACAATGCTCCCATCAGGGTTAATGGTAACAATATCAGATGGATTAGTCATGATTTTGAGGCTTTCTATAACTGTGAGCAATTAAGGAGTTAATTTAAACCTAAGTTATTGATTCAATTAGACGCAATATAGCATAAATACAACAAATATAAATATATTTACAGACCTAGGGTTTGTCCTAGTATAAATACTGTAGCGTTGTGTTACATTGGAGTCACTAGCTAATTGAGCTAGCTTTTTAAAGGGGATTTTAAAATGAGAAACACAACTCGCTATATACCAGAAGGCTATGAGTTATCTTGGGATGACCAGGAATTAGGTATTCAGATTTACTACAAAGAATCACCAACCATAGGCGGTTTGTGCTTTGTAGGTAAAGCAATTAACCCTACCTGGCACTATCGTTTTAAAGATGGGGCACAGCGTATTAAGCAAGTAGAGCAAACATTTGAACAAGTACGAGCAAAGGTAGACCGTAAAGCACAAGAAAAAGCCAAGAAGTCCGAAGCTATGGTAAATCATGGCGTGGTTGTTGGTGATGTCTTTAAATGTGAATGGGGCTATGACCAGACTAATATTGACTATTATGAAGTTATATCTGTCTCTGGTAAAACAGCCACAATATGCGCTATTGGCTGTTTGTCTGAAGAAACTGCATTTATGCAAGGAGACTCAGTACCCCAATTAGGTGCTTTTATTGGTAAGCCATTTAAAAAGCTTATTCAAAAGAGTTCTATAGATTCTGAAGCTTATTTGACTATGAATAGTTTTTCTACAGCTTTCAAAATGATTCCTATAGCGCAAGTTGGTAATAAGCCACTCTATAAGTCTTCTCATTGGACAGCTTACGCTTAAGGGGATGACTATGAAAAATTATCATGCGGTTGTGCTTTCTGTTTTACTTGGCGCAATTTTTTACTTTATTTGGTATTTAACCGCCATTCATTACATTTAAACGCATTACAGGGGCATTTTGCCCCATTTTTACCAAGGGGAATACCATGACAGCTACAAAGAAAACAGCAGTTAAGAAGTTACCAGCTAAAAAGGTAACACCAGCCGAACAAATAGCAAAGCTGGAAATGAATAACGCCATATTGGAGCAGTCTATTTATATGGCTTACGATGACTATGACGAAATGTTTGCAGTTCTACGTTATGTTATTGACGATGTAGAAAAGCCTGAGTTTAGCCGCTATCAAGTAAGAGATGCTCTTAAGGCTATCCGCACTCTAATGATTCACAATCAAAGCATGATGATGGATTGTGCAGGCTTAGAGTATTGATTGACCAGGGGTGGCCTCTATAGGATGGCTGCCCCTTTATCTGTAGGACTGCTGGCATAGTGTCGGTAGGGTGGTTTACTTTGCGGAGAATTTATGGAGTTTGACTTAAAGGGGTGGAGAGATGCCCTAGGACTTACACAGGAAGGCGCAGCGACTCTTTTGGGAGTGCATAGGGTTACCTATACTAGATGGGAAACAGGGGCGCAGAAGCCTTCTAAACTTGTCCCCATTGCTTGCTTATCTTATAAGCAGATGTTGGATAAAACTTGCCTCACTTCTAATTCAAATTGAAAAATTTATGTATATGTGCCATTGAAAAATTTAAACAAAAACCTATGGTTCTTAGGGGTACATTGAAAAATTTTATGCTATATCAGGGTCGTGTATCTTATTTAAAGCATCATGTAATAGACGCTTACGCTTCATTCTTGCGTTAGCTTGTTTATTTAATACTCCACCATCTTCATCTAGTTCTGTAGCTGGTAGTTTTGATTTGCGTTTGTTTTGCGCTTTTTCTAATGCGGATTCTTTATGCTCTCTAAGCATTGCGTTTTCTGGCGGATAGCTTCGTGTCATGTGTTTCATGCGTTCTCCGCTACATATTTAGCATAGTGTTCTTCTAACTTAGCCTTACGCTTACCTTTAGCATGGGTACGCTCTTCGGACAATGCGATTGCCAATGCTTGTTTCTTGGGCTTTCCTGCGGCAACTTCTGTTTTATAATTCTTGCCTACGCTCTGGGCTGAGCCTGATTTGTCCATTGGCATAGTAATTCCTTACTTGAGATATTTAAGTTTGTAGCAGGTAGAATCAATAAGTTGTTGTATTTCTGCAACTATATTAATAAGTTCTTGTTTTT